TGATGGTAAGAATATTTTATATGGGCGAATAGACACTGATGGCAATATTGTTCATGCTAACGAGTATTATTTAGAGCAAATTAACAGCACTAAGGGAGAAAACATTTCTTGTATTAATTTTGTCGTCGATGCCTTTGATGATATGAGGGATTACTTGAAAAAACAAACCTTTAGCAAGTTGATACCTGATAAATTTTTAACTTCTGATTGGGATGCTTATTCAGCGTGGAACTCTCCGCACACATTCTATGATAATAGAATGAACGACCTTTATCAGGTTTATGTTGTGGGGTCGCTAATACCATCAGATGCCCAAGAGCCTGTAAAGAACTTTGATGATTTCTTAGAAGTTTTCTTCAATGACTTTTATCCAAACACAAATAAAAAAATGCCACTGACTAAAAGTGGTCTCATAAAGTCTAAGTACTTCAATCCAACTTCCACAGGTTTATGCATTGAGATAGCAGATGCTAGCCATTCTTTAGATTCGGTTAAATTAGAGAAATTTATAAAGAGTCCAAACTTCGATTTTTATTTATTGGTTGCAGCAAAGTTTGGATTTTTGGTCGATAAAAATGCTCCATGGAGATTGGTAGCAAATCTTAATTCTTCTGCAATGCAAGCCTACATGTCTAAATACGAGCTAAACATTACTAATGTTTTTGAGAATACTTTTGTCAAGACACACAAATATGACATACAAAATTTAAAAATTTACATGCAACAGATGTACAAATCGTTCATATCCATATCGCCCACCTATGTTGTAGAAGTTCCTACTTTTGGAACAGTAAGGTGCCCCCCCTATAAGCAGCCAAATCAAATGCTAGTTGCAAGGGAAAAATTTAATATGGATAGTTTTAATCTAAAGTATGATGATTTATTTTGGCTAAAGTTATATTACAGACTAAAATTAGACGAAATTAAAATTAGTTTGTCAGATTTTCTTCTAACACTAGAGCTTCAAAAAATTCAACAAATTTATAATTCTCTTGACTTTGAACAGACTTTGGACTATATTAACGACAGAATAAAATCTCAAACCAGTTGAGCTAAATTTGTTATTTCAAGCATTAGATGATAAAGAATACTGCGTCGGCATTTACCTAGATGGCAAGATGGTGTACGATTATATCCCGTCTAATTTGACTAAAACTTGGTCATATTCGTCATTTTTACAGCATAAAGGAATAGAGTTCGCTCAGATCTATGCCAAAGGCAAAACCCTAAAAGAAATTTGCCCACCCAAGCACCAAGAAGAATTTGACTTGGCTTGGAAAAAGATGCAGGCATTCTACAAGTCTTTTGCAATTGCCAAGATAGATCTAAATCAGAACTGCTTCTTTGACCTTCTGCCAGAACAATTTGTAAAGGATTTCTGTGAGGTAAAGAACAAAATTACACAGCATGTGTTTGATACATATCAAAGACCAGACAACTACGAACTACAACAAAAAATTGTATCTATCACCACAGAAATATCTAACCAAAGATTAAACGTAAGCCTAGAGCCGCTCAAGGAATCTTACGAGAATCCAAGAACAAGAGAGTTTTTTAAAAGGTTCAAGGCGGCATCGCCCTATGTCAACTACAACCCCTTTGGCACTAAGACTGGCAGATTAACTACAAAAAGAAATTCATTCCCCATACTTACCATGGATAAAAGGTTTCGCAGTGTGCTTCAGCCAAACAACGACATGTTTGTCGAACTAGATTACAATGCGGCCGAACTAAGGGTATTGATAGGTTTGTTGGGCATGTCACAGCCAAATGAAGACATACACGACTGGAATATCAAGAATTTGTACGAGGGCAACATTGGTAGAGAGCAGGCAAAGAAGAACATCTTTTCGTGGCTTTACAATCCTAATTCTAAAGATAAAGCTTTGGACAAGCACTATGACAGAAAGAAGGTGATGAATCAATATTGGGATGGTAAGTTTGTAAAAAACTATTACAAAAGAGAAATAAAAAGTGATGAGTACCACTCACTAAACTATATCATCCAAAGCACATGTAGTGATTTAATTATGGACAGGGCTTTCTTGATAAAAGAGGCACTGCAAGATTTAAAATCAAACATTGCATTTGTTATTCATGACAGTATCGTTTTAGACCTTGACAAACAAGACCTAAGTGTGATAAACATGTTGGTCAAAGAGTTCTCAAATACACCCTTTGGCACATTCAAGGTAAATGTATCGGCAGGAAAGAACTTCGGAGAGATGAAAGAATTATGTATACAATAGTAGGACTAGGCTCGGTAGGGCATAACATTGTAAATAAGTTTTTGCAGTACCCTGAATATAATGGGTACACAATTGATTGTGAACTACCAGAGGAGATCGGCAACTCTAGGTTTATTGAATTGCCAGAGTGTGATCACCCCGAGGAGTACGAAAAAAGCGTACCAGACTTATCCAGAAGATTTAACAATATTGAGGGTGAGTCTTTGTTCGTTGTTTCGGGTGCATCAATTATTTCTGGGGCGGCACTAAGAGTTTTGGAGTATCTTCACAAAAAGTCGAAGATCAATATTCTCTACATCAAGCCAGACATGAGTTCTTTATCCGAACTGAGGACTCTTCAAGAAAAGACATGCTTCAATGTCCTGCAAGAATATACGAGATCTGGTGTTTTTGAAAATATGTATATCGCTGATAATGCGTTGCTGGACAAAATTGTTGACGGTGCACCAATTATGGGGTATCATGGCTTTTTAAACGAGGTGCTTGTGTCGACAATCCATATGGTTAATGTATTTAAGAATCAAAAGAAAATCATCGGAACTTTCTCTAAACCAAACGAAACTTCTAGATTAGCGACCTTTGGTATCCTAAACCCAGACACAGGAGAGGAGAATCCGTTTTTTGACCTAGATAGCTTGAAAGAAAAGTTATATTACTACGCAATTCCTGAAGAGCAATTGAAGACAGACAAAAAACTACTGAATAATATCAAAGAGCAAATCTTAGAAAAACCACAAATGGAAGATGTAAACATATCCTATGGCGTCTTTCCTACCAATTACGAGCAAAAATATGCTTATTTCGTTGTGAGAAGCAATCAAGTACAATAATAAAAAAAAGTGTTGACAAAAGTAAAAAGGTGCTTTAGAATACACACATAACTTTGATAAAGGAGAACTAATGGGAATTGATCTTAAGAAAATGAAAGCAAAATTGGCTGCTGCTCAAAACAACGGAAAGGGCGGCAAGTCTGATTTTTGGAAATTGACAGAGGGTGAACATACAGTTCGTATTCTGCCATCGGAGGATGGAGATCCTTTTAAGGAGTTCCACTTCCACTATAATGTTGGAAAGCAAAATGGCTTCCTTTGCCCGAAGCGCAATTTTGGTGATGAGTGCCCTGTGTGCAACTTTGCTACAAAGTTGTTTAATCAGGGAGACACCGAAAGTATCAATATGGCAAAGAAGCTGTTCGCCCGCCAGCGATTCTTCTCTCCAGTAATCGTGCGAGGAGAGGAGAAAGAAGGTGTTCGTGTGTGGGGTTATAGCAAGACTGTATATCAAGAACTTCTAAGCCTTGTTTTGAATCCTGATTTTGGTGACATTACGGATGCTGATGATGGGGTTGATCTTGTTTTGAAATATGCCAAAGACCCCGGCATGCTATACCCCAAGACCTCCTTGACACCCCGCCGTAAGTCGTCTCCTCTTTGTGAAGATGAAGATGCTGACTGTCAAGAGTTGATTGGTAATGTGCCTGACTTTGATACGCTCTTTGAGCGAAAGACTTCTGAGGAAGTTGGCGCAATCCTTGATGAGGCTATGAATTCTGATTTGGATGCGGAAGCAAACTCTGAAGAAACTAGCAAATACAAGACACCTTCTAACGATGTTCAGGCTGCTCTTAACGAGTTAATGTAACACCTGAAGGGGGGCTCACGCCCCCCTTCTTTTTAAGGAGATATTATGGCAAAAGCAGCAGGTAAATTGTCCATGGCTGATATGCGTAAGCTGATTAACAAGCGAGCGGGTATGACCGTAGCACACAACCTAAATGAGGAAAACCCAACCGAAGTTACGGATTGGATTCCCACAGGGTCTAGGTGGCTAGATTCTATTATTTGTAAAGGCAAGCTAGCTGGCATTCCAGTTGGCAAAGTAACG